TGGTTATGCAATTTATTGTATCAAGAATCCAACAATATCTGTTCAAATGATGGCAAAATTATTGTCTTGACAACCAAACCAAAGTTTGATATACTAATCTTGTAGTTAAAAGAAAGGGCTAATATAAAATTGAAGGATTTGGTTATAAATCTCAATGAACTAGTTGCCGAAGGACATGGCGACATGAGGGTTTTTGCAATTCATGGTGCCAGCGGTGATGTCAATGAGGTCAGATATGGCCATATTTCCAATTACGTTGGTGAATGTGGACCATTTGATCTTGCACCAAATGAACAATACATCTCTGTTTATATCGGAAATTAGAAAAGGAACATCATGGCAAAATTAATCATAATCCTTGAAAAGTGTGTTAATAATGGCAATAAGAATATTTCTTGCCCATATGCTGATTCTGAAAGAACACCGGGTGCGGGTTATGCTATGGATTATTTTTGCACATTAATGCCTGATTCTAAAGCCGAACACGGTTTTAAAAAAACTTCTGGTTATGTTGAATGGGATAGAGAAATAAATCCTATTCCGCTATGGTGTCCGATCATGGACGTGGAAGAAAAAGTTCTGAAAATTTTTGAGAGTTAAATGGAGAGGTAGTATGAGCGCAGACAACGGAATATATATTGGAAAGTTCAGCGAAACTGATTATCGTGTTATCGAGGCTTCCGCTATTGATAATATTTTCTGGCCTGATGGCGAGAATGCAGAATATATTCTTAATTATTTTGGTAATGCTAACGTCTGTGATACATTGATTGAGGCATATACAGAAGCAGATAAAATGTATACAGAATTTATGAATGATGATTTTGGTATACTTGAGTATGGAATTTCAGTAATTAATTTTTCTAAAACAATTGATGAATATGTTCAGGAAATGATATCAACCAATCATGAAATCTAGATTTAAAGAGTTTGTTCTGTCTGTTTATCCTGCCGCCAGTGTTTATCAAGGGGTTGGTGCAAGATATACTATTATGGCCGATAAAAATTCACAGTCAAACAATAACGATGCAACCAAAATAATATTTCTTAGCGACACCAAATCAACAGAAAATTCAGCATGGAAAGATGCTGCCAAAAATATTCGAGAAAAGGAAACAAAACAATGATTAAGAAGTCAGTATCTCTGCACAATGATAAGACAGATCGGTTAGAAAAGTTAATTGAAAAGGAAGTAAGATTCTAATGGAGAGACCAAATAGTATTATATTAAAACGATGTGTTCTTTGTAAGAAAGAACAAATCTGGGAATCTTCTTGTGGGTCTGTTATCACAAAAGATTGGCATGATATAAATATAAAAACTAATGGAAACGCAGAGAGTAATTTTGGTTATTATATCAACTTGTCATATCCTTGTAGAAATGATAATATTTCTACAGTTTGTTGTCCTAATTGCATTCCAAAAGCAATTGAGCGATACCTAACAATTATAAAAACTTGGTAAAATAGAATTCATGGAAAAGGAAACAAAACAATGATTAAGAAGTCAGTATCTCTGCACAATGATAAGACAGATCGTGATGGTAAGAAGCACGATAAGGTTTATTATCTTCAAATTGTCGATGGTTCATCAACCGGAAAGTATACAGTTTCTTTCCAATATGGAAAACGCGGAGCAAAGTTGAAGTGGGGCAATCGCGACGGTAGCCAGAAAATGGAAGAGGTAAGTCTTTGGCAAGCAGAACGATATCTAGATGAAAAGGTGAGGGAACAGGAAAAGAAAGGATACCATATTATTCCTGATCCAGAAGACCTTTTGATGTTGATTGGATTTACGTTTTGAATTTGTGGTTAGGCGTGATGAACTTTATGTAGCCAAGTGTAATCGGACGAGTTCCGGTGTGACAAGGTGAAGAGAGCACTAACCTAACCACAAAGTTTATTTGATTTATCTTTTAAGAAAGGAAAATAAAATGATAAAGTTATATAAATTGACTGATGAGTTTGGTAATACTATGAATAATACTCATTGGGGAGAAAATGTCTCTCATACAGCAATTGGTAAAGGCCAAATGCTCTGTTCTAACGATGTGATTCACGCATATGAATCGCCGCTGGTAGCGATATTAATGAATTGCGTTCATGGCAAATTCACTAACCCCATTTTATGGGAGGCCGAAGGGGAAGTTATTGTTCGAGATGGACGCATTAAATGCGGTGTCAAGACCTTAACTACACTTAAAAAGATTTCTCTTCCTGTAATTTCAATTGAACAAAGAGTGAAGATAGCTATTCACTGTTCTCTGGCTTTCCCTCAAAGCGAAGAGTATAAAACATGGGCAGAAAAGTGGTTAAGTGGGGAGAATAGAACTCATGCTGCCGCCAATCGAGCCTCCTGTGCTGCCCACTTATCGGCGCTTGACACCGATACTGACTACTTGTGGCGGCGCGTTAATGCCGCTGCTCAAGCTGCTGAATCCGCTACCGCATTAGCCGCGCAGCGCGGCAACGCCGCGCTCGGCAAGGACGCGGAGGCTTTCACCGCATTAGCCGCTGATTGTGCTGCACAATGTGCTAAACATGGCAAAGAAAAGTTCGATTTAATTGGAATCATTGAAAAAGTGATGATGGACTGAACTTCTTCAAAAATTTTATCTTAATAATAGAAAGGAAAATAAAATGACAAAATCAAAGAAAACGAAATACACTCTTTCTTTTGAAACTCGCGCAGAAGCTAATGCTTTTATCCGAGGATTAGAATTCAGAAGTATTTGTGAAAAAATCAAAAAGGCTAATTACGAAGAAATTAATAGATTGACTATGCCTTCTTTTGACGTTCATTTCACTGTAGAAAGTTTTCCAGAAGTAATTTCTACTTTGAAAGAAAAAGGAATTATGGAATGATATATTTTATAGAATTGCTTTTTATATACGCAGGTGTCCTTAGTTCTATATTTGTTCCAATTCTAATTTTAGATAGAATTTATCATGGTTACTGGTTTTATACTGGTTAATTATTGAAAGGAATTATGAAATATTTTGATATAAACCATAAAGAAATAAATATTGGCGATATAGTTTTAACCCGCATCGGATATCCAGAGCAAAGATATTATCCACGGCGCGCAGCAAGCCATCGGCGACATTATTACTGCTATTGACGAGCAGCAACTCTCCACCAACACCGAACTCTTCATCCAACTCACACCAAAGATCAAAGCCATCAACACAGCCCTCGCTCAGAGAAAGACATCACCACAAGACGTTACAACAGTTGATGGATATGGAGTTAAAAAAACTGGGTATACCGGAAGCACTTGCACACACTGGACCAACAGATGGTGTGATCACAATTAAAATAGTTGTTGACAAATGAACTAAAAGTTGATATACTAATCTTGTAGTTGAGAAACCGTGCAATTGGCTGCTGTTAATCAAAAATGACGGGGTGGTTGAATACGGGCAAAACCACACCACCCCGTTAAAATAATTTTGGTTTATACCAAAAATAGTTGTTGACAAATGATAAATAAAGATGTAGTATAAAAGAGTAGCAAGAATATAGGCTACGATAATGACAATGTTTACAATGGTAGTTGTCATTATCGATTTTTATACCGCATAATTATTAAAAGGTTGGAGAAGGAAAATGATCCATTTTACAAACCCGTTACAACTCGCACTGGCCCCCGCAAGTTATTGCGCCCGTCCAGTATTTGGTGCTAATGGTTAAGGTAAATGGAAATTAATATTCCAAAGCCTCTAACCAAAATGAAAATGGTTAGAGGCTTTAAAGTTTTGGGGGATAAGTTTAGTAATTTTTAACATGGGTGATAGGTGTTGATAGGAGCACAATAGTCCTGCAAACTATGGGGTCGGGGGCGGTTCCCGAATCATCCACAGAAATATTTATATAGTTCAAATGAAATTATGTCCACCAAGCATAAATAAAGATGCGGGGTGATTATGGAAAAAGTAATATGTGAATTTTGTAATAAAGAATTTAGTATTAAAGGAATTCATTGTCATAAAGAAAGAATGCACTTGGGCTTAAATTCAAAATATAGCAGTGGAAATAACGGAAAATATAGTAATATTGAATTTAAAGAACGAAGTAAATTAGCATATGAAAATAGAGTAGGACCAATAGAAGATCATAAAAAAATATGCGAACGGTGTAATAAAAATTTTATTTGGAGGGGAAGAAAAACATCAGTAGAATTTGAAAGAGTTAGATTTTGTGGCAGAAGTTGTGCCAATTCACATCAAATGTCAGATGAATGTCGTAAAAATTTATCCATATTAATGATTGCAAAAGCTGATGCAAAAGGAAGAAAACAAAGAAAATGTGGTGATAATAAATGCGTTATTTGTGATTTACAATTTTCAAATTACAGCACAAAAAAATTATGTAGTGAACAATGTCGGAAAATTTATTTTAATAGAAAACATGATCAATATTTAAGCACATTACCAGAAATAAAAAGATATAGGAAAGAATGCAAATTTAATTTTTTATTAAGAAATTTTCCTAACGAATTTGATTTTGAATTTTTAAAAGAACATGGTATGTATTCAGCTAAAAACCATGGCAATAATATGAAAGGTATTTCAAGGGATCATATGGTAAGTATTTCATTTGGATTTAAAAATAAAATACCTTCTGAAATAATTAGTCATCCTGCAAATTGTAAATTAATATTTCAATCACAAAATGCATCAAAAAATATTAAATGCACAATAACGATTGAAGAGTTAATAATGAGAATAGAAAATTGGAATAAGAAGTATAAATTTGATTTATGCAAGGGATGGTCCGGGTGAACGGCCAACGGTCTGTAAAATCGTCGCCTTTCGAGGCATGGTGAGTTTGAGCCTCACCCCTTGCACCAAGCGTTGTTGTATCGTGATCGTCTAAGGCGCAGAATTACTCGAACGTCTTGAGTATTCGAGGACATTTAACCGGGTTAAATAATGCAGCTTCGCCTACTGCTCACGATACGAGGTAAAGAATTATGCAAAGAGAAACAGATGATGGTTATAAAAGAACAAATAGAGAAATGGTTCAAGAACCAAAAGGTGCTGGAATTTGTTTTGGTTGTGATAGTATAATGGTTAGAGAAGGTTCAAAATGTAGAGTTTGCGGATCAAGACATGGTTTAAAAAAACAAGTAAGAAAATAGTTATAAGAGATTAATTATATTCCCGTAGTTCAACGGATAGAATACAACCCTGCGAAGGTTCTGATGTAAGTTCGATTCTTACCGGGAATACCAAATTTAATAGTCAGGGTGGCGGCAGGTCTGGTTTGCCCCTCGTTCTGGAAACGAGCGTCATTACGACATCAGAGGTTCAAATCCTCTCATCCTGACCAAAGTTTTAACTTCGTATGCACCTATCGCTTCTGGCCTCTCACACAGTCATGCCATTGAAAGATGAAGTATTTGGAAAACGGTAATAAGTTTTAATAATAACAATGGGGAGTTAGCTGAGATGGCTTTTAGCGGGACTCCGAAAAGGTCTAGACGAGGATTCGAGCGCCTCACTCCCCACCAAAAATTTTAATAATAGGAGAGATTAATATGAATATTACACATGATTACGAAGATATGCAATATTTCAAAACTGTATCTACCAGTCTCCCCAAGGAGCGTAAGGAATATTGCGAGAGAACTATCAAACTTTTAAATGAAGCACATGAAATTGTTGTGTTGAAAAAGAAAGTTGGTAATTAAAGGTTAAGTTTATATATCGGGGTGTGGGTCAATGGAAGGCCGCTGGTTTTGGGAACCAGAATCCGAAAGGTGTATGCTGATTCGAGTTCAGCCACCCCGACCAAAAATTAATAGTTCAAAATTCATCATCTCGACTAAATAGATATTAGAGGTAATGATATGCGAACTAAAACTGTTAAATGTGATTATTGTAGTAATTTATTTGAAAAGTCCATAAAAAGAATAAATGAAAGTAAAAAATTAGGAAGTAAATTTTTATGTAGTAAAGAGTGTAATCTTGCATCAAGAAAAACTGGTAAAAATATATTATGCACTAATTGTGGTTTAAATTTTTATAAAAATAAAAGTAGTATCTCTACTCTTGGAAATTTTTGTAGTAGTTCATGTAGTGGAATATATCATAATATTCAAAGAAAAGAAAATGGATATTATAAAACTGAAAAATTTGCACAATATAAACAAAATTTGTCTATGTTAATGAAAGAGAAATATGCAAAAGGAGAAATACAAATATCTCGTGGAATGGGTGGTAGAAAAGCACATCCAGAAATAATTATTATTTGTAAAATTTGTAATAAAGAATTAATAGTTCCATATCGCAAAAGAAATCAAAAAACTTGTGGTTCAAAAGACTGTATAATTGAAGCAAGTGTTGGATGTCGAACATATCCAAATTTTAGGAAAAAACTATTTTGGTTTTTTAATCCTTACCAAAATAAAAAAATATTATTGGAATCAGGTTGGGAATTAGATTTAGCTGAATTTTTAACAAATAACAATATTGAATGGATTCGACCAAAATTTATTAAATGGATAGATTTACAGGGAATAACTAGAAGATATTTTCCAGATTTTTATCTTCCAAAATATGATTTATATTTGGACCCTAAAAATCCATATGCTATGACATTAGGAAACAGTGAAGAAAAAATGTTGGCCATATCCAAAAAAGTTAATATTATATATGGAGATATAGAAATATTAAAACAGGAAATAGTAAATTTTGTAGTTGACAACTGTATCAAAGTTTGATATACTATATATAGATCAAGAAAGGAATGAATATGTTGAAAATTCCAAAATTTGAAAACGAAGCCGATGAAGTTAAATGGCTTGATGAACATCAATATGAAATTATAGATATGTTCTTGAAAAATATGCGTGAACGCGAAGATACATTACCACAACCACAAAACATTTCTCTTGAAAGGTGAATTGATGAAGACTTTTATTAGAATTTTAATTGCATCCTTGATTGGAATTGGGCCAGCTTTTGTTTCTGTTTGGCTTTTGTTTGGTAAGCTGGCACCATATATTGTATCAGTGATTCCAAACGGAGAATATCATAAGTTGTTTGGAGTTCTAGTTTATATTGCAATTGCTCTATTGGGTGGAATAGAAATCCCAATCATTTGTTTGATTATCGGTTTTATGTTGGCTAACCTTTTTATTGTGTTCAGCGAAGGAACACCAGAGAGAAAGTTTAGACGTAGGTTTTAATTTATAAAACGCCATGTGCGGGGAGATGGCCTAACCCAACGATCTGCAAAATCGTAAGCGCAAGCTAATCATGAGTTCGAATCTCATCATGGCGTCCATTAATTTTCGGTATAAACGCAGCGAGTAATCGTGATACCGATCCACCACTTAGGCAACCACCATTTGGTTTCAACGAAAGTAGATATATCCAAGAGAAGCGAGATTTTAATAAAATGAAATACATTGCTGAAAAGGGAACGGTTATTGAAATATGTGAACCTTCCCTGTTAACAAGAACATTAAGTTTTAAAATGAATGATTCTGGAACATTTGATTCAAATAAAATGGCAGACTTGATTGCTAAGAATTTTGGATTAGTAAAAGAACTGAAATTTAGAGAAAGATTTAAATTTCCAGATGGGACTATAAATCATTCATATTTTGTTATTTTTGAAGTTCCGTGGTGTGATATTATAGGTTCTAGACAAAGAATAAATAATATCATGCGAGATATTGAAGATTTGATGGAAGAAAAATCAAATGTAACTTTTACAAGTAAACACGAAAGGAAATAAAAATGAAGTACGAATACAATATTCCAGAACTCACAGATTTTAGTGGAACTATTGGAGAACTACAAGATATTTTAGCTGAACTTTTGGATAGTTATGGAGAAGATGCTATAATTAAATTTGATGCTGGTTATAACAATGTTGATGTTTCGGTTGTAGTAGATTTCTACTACAACCGAATTCGGTTGTAGTAGAATAAATAGTTTTAATGATGGGGTTGGGGCAGGGTTCTCTAGTTTGTTTGCCGATAAAACAGGTCGTTACTGAGACAGACAATACAATGAGGAAGAGTCATTATAAAAAATGACAGCGGAGACATCACTAGTCGTAGCTACACAAAGAGCCACCCATTATTAAAAATTGAAGTAGCGATGTGGATGAACACATGGTCCCTGATATTAAGTTATCAGTGTGCCTCTCAAAATGGAATCCAATTGAAAGATATTGGTAATCCAAGCCGATAGTTTTAACTCGGTCTACTTCATATAGTTTTATGGGCGTGTGATGGGAATTGGCATACCTAAAAGTTTCAAAAACTTTTGTTTGTGGGTTCGAGGCCCACTGCGCCCACCAAGTTTATAAAAGATAGTTTGCGAATTGGTATAGCGACTGGACTAGCCTGACGGGGCGAAGCCGGTGCCTGACGAGGATTGTAGGCTTCGAGACCTACCTATCTTTTATAATGGTTTTTTAAATGTGCCCGTATGGTGGAATGCAGACACGATGCGCTTAGACCGCATTGCTGAAAGGTGTGGGGGTTCGAGTCCCTCTATGGGCACCAAACATATTTTTGAGCAGATGAAGGGAATTGGAATACCTATTAGACTAAGAATCTGATGTTTGTGGGTTCGACGCCCACTCTGCTCACCAAAAATATTTTGAAAGGAAAATATGAAAATGATAAATAATATTAATGGGGAGTTGGGCGAGTGGCTTATGCCAAGACTTTGCTAAAGTCTCGAACCTGCAAAAACAGGTTCCGCAGGTTCGAATCCTGTGCTCCCCGCCACATTACAAAATTAAATCCCCTCAACAATAACCTTCAACTATAGAAAGGAAATTTATGACAAAGTATGCTTTATTTTTTACAATGCTTTTTAGTTTGTTTGTTGGCACTGCCACAGCAGACACGTTAACTTTTACAGGAACAGGATCAAATTCAGTAAATGGAGTTTATACATATCCATATTATTTTTCAGTTAATGGTTCAGCAACACAAGAAACATTAATGTGTCTTAGTTACGATAATGAAATTACAACTGGTGAAAGCTGGCGTGTTTATGATGTAGCTATCACTACAAATTCAGAAAAGGAATCGGCATGGCTTTATAATGATGCAGGTCTGAATTCAACAAATGACGTAAATGATAATTTGGCGGCATGGAGTCTATTTTCAAACAATGTCCCAACAACACCAGCAAGTGATATTCAATTAGCCAAGGCTATTGCTGGAGTAAATACAGAATCACCAGATTTTTGGAATAAATTTGTTATTTATGTTCCAGATGGTGATGTTATTTCTGATCCTTCGCTACTTGGGCCTCCGCAGATTTTTGTTGGTTTGAATCAAACACCTGAGCCAAACAGTTTAATGTTACTTGGAACTGGTCTATTGCTATTGTCATCATTGAAGTATGTTCCAAAGATTATAGCCATTAAAACAAACAGATGAATATAACTGAAACAGCGTGGGATCATATTAAAACAATGAAAATACCCTTGATACCAGAAATTGGATTAAGAATTGGTATCAGGGGTGGTGGATGTTCTGGTCTATCTTATGCTTTTCAAATTGATATACTAAAAGAAAATGATCATATATTTTCTAAGGATAACCATAATGTATTTGTTGATCCAAAATCTTTTGTATTTTTGGAGGAAGTTACGTTGGATTATGAAAAAACCTTGATGCATAGTGGTTTCACATTTATAAATCCAAAAGCAGTTAAATCTTGTGGTTGTGGAACAAGTTTTTCAGTATAAATAATGATATGGTGGAATGCGCGAGATGGATTAAGCGACTATTCTGGAAAAATAGTAAACCCATAAAGGTTTCGTGAGTTCGAATCTCACTTTCACCGCCAAAATTTTATTAAATTTTTGGATAGTTTATTGTTGGTCGGCAACAACTCTGTTTCGAAAACAGATGATGCCTTAACGGGCATGGGAATCGTGCTCTCAACTATCCGCCATTTTTAAACTTGCATTATAGTGTGCAGTGTGATATACTAAATATAGTTCAATGATCCTCTGCGTTATACCTGATGTATAAATCAAAAAGGAGAATTGAAATGGTATTTGAAATTGGAGTAGAAGCAGATTTTTATGGAGTAGATTGTAATTGTTTTAAACTGAATAATTGTATTTTTGAAGCTGTTGAAAATGAAAGTGATGGATATCGTTCTTGTATGGAAGAAGTTCGCATGAAGGATGATACCAAAGATTTAATATTTTTTAACACTCCGTTAGCGAGAATAAGAGTTGAAGATTGTTTAGTGGGCCAATGTGATCAAACTTTTAATGGTTATAATCTTGTTGATGTGAATGATGGTTTTATATGGTTAACTTTTGGAACTGACAATTACGATGATTATTATCCATATTTCGCTTTTTATTATCAAAATAAACAGGAATGGGTTTTAAAGAAGTTTGAAGAATAAATTGAAGCGGAAATGGAGCAATGGCGGCTCACAAGTCTCATAAACTTGAAATCGTCAACATCGGGTGTTGATTCCGCAACCAAAATTTAATAGCAAATAAATTTTGCCGAAGTAGTTAAAATGGCTATAACATGCGTCTCATAAGCGTAAATTGGGATTTCGATGCTCCCCATCGGCACCATTAAACAAAGAAAGGCAATAAATGATTCTTAGACAACGTAAAACACCAATACTTCATGGATCAACAAAACAAGTTGTTAAATTTGCGTTTCTTCCAAAGAAAATAAAAGAAGGCAAAAATGACAGTGATGGTCCAATAATTTGGTTGGAAAAATATATAATTGAGTATAGATATAATTCAGATAATAAATGTTGGAGATTTAATTCTTCAATAACATATAATCAATTCATTATGGATAAATTAGAATAATATGGTTTTACAACAACCAACAAAAAACTAATACCACCTAAACAAAATTCAATAAAAGAAATAGTTAAATTTGCATTTTTTCCAAAACGTTTAATGCCAAACGAAAATGAAACAAAGGGTGAATTAATATGGCTAGAAAAATATGTTCAAATTTTTGTATGTAATGTTTCATATCCCGGTTATAGACCAGATAAATATACATGGAAAATATCACGAGAAGTAAGACTCAAAAAATTAATGTTGGAAAAATTAGAAAGGGGATTAAGATTTTAAATGAAAAAAACTTCAACAGATCAATATGAATTTGCAGCAAGATTATTTAGTAACGAGACGCTAATAACTTATAAACGTTTCAATAAAGTTTACATTGTAACTGATGAATATATAGACACGTATTATTATTTATGTAATACTTCCATGAAAACGTTTGAAAACTACAATAAATTATGTATAATTTGTTCGGCACATACTGTTAGAGGAGCTTGGAAAAAGGCAGTTAAGATTTTAAATCAATTACCAAAGACGGAGACATCATAAATGTATTATCCAGACCAAAATAAAACTCAAGAAAAAGCTATTGATAGAATTCGACAGCAAGAAATTTTGGATTCATTTACTGCATCAATGGGAAATGGTTTTACAACGGCGATGTCTTCCTCTTCTTCTACATACGATGCTAAATTTTTCTATAACAATATCTATGCTGGTATTATTGAAGTAAAATTTAGAAATACTCCTGCATCATTGTATTCAACTTATACTATCGATGCTAATAAAATTGATGATCTATCTTCTATTGCCAATCGAGAACATGTATATGCATATCTATTGGTGTCATGGTTGGGTGATGTTCGTTGTTTAGATATTCCAGAACCAGTTAAGAGAGGAACAATGTATCCATCTAAATTGCAAAAACGAAGAGATAGACAAGAATTGGCAGATTTAGTTTATGAAATTCCAATGACAGATTTTAAGAAACTTGGTTAATATGGAAACGTCAGTAAAGGAGAATTATGATTTTAAGAAATACAAAACCATTACCAAATTATTATGATACCAAAGAAATAGAAAAATATGCATTATTTCCAACAAGAATGAAACGAGAGCCATATGATAAAACTGGTGAAATTATTTGGTTGGAAAGTTACGTAAAAGTATATAAACATGATAGAAAAGAAAACAAACTGTGGTCTTTTTATTATAGTGAAAGAAAAACTCTTAATTTTTTGCGTAAATTAGAAGAATCAGAAAGTAAATCAAAAGAATACCAAGTAAAAGTATATAATTCTCAAGCATCTGCATCTCCACTAAATATAAATAATAAAATATCGAGTATCAAGTAATGTTTGAACCAATATCACTATCAAAAAATCAGATTAAATTGTGTGAATCAACGATAAGTTCCAATGCTTTTTATATGCTTGTTGGAGATGCTTTAGTTAATTCAAAACCATTCTCGGTTGTTCGTATGGGAGATGGTGAACGTCAATTAATGACGCTTGCTAAAAAAAACAATCCACATAACCAAGCAACTATTTCTGAACAAGCGAACCCTGATGATTGGATGAAACGAATGGGGTGCTATGGTATTTCAAATATAGGACTCATTGAGAGATTAGAACACGCCGCTAATGATTGCACATATTTTGCTCCATCTGTTACAGGTATTCAATTAGAAAATTTTAATTTATATAATATTTTTCGACCACGCAATCAATATGTTGATAATTTTTTTTGTAATGCATGGACAGAAGAAATGAAAATTCAACTTTTCAAAACTGCAAAACACGTTCTCTTCATTCATAGAAATACTTCATGTGCCGATGCCATGCAAATTCGTGCAAAATATGCACTAGATATAAAAGTAACATATTTAAAATTGGAAAATTGGGAACAATCAGAAGATGTTATTAAGCGCGGATCACAAATAGATGCACCATTGGTTCTGTTTAGTGCGGGTCCAGCATCCAAATATATTGGTGATAGAATCGCAAATTCTGGTATTCCAAAAGTATCTCTTGATGTCGGTAATGCGGCTGATTATTGGCTTTTGAGTTCTCTTAAAGATATTCCGAATGGAAGAAGATAATATGATTACTTCTTCCAAACCCAACTATCTTGACCACAATCCCAAATACGATCCAAGCCTAAAATATCTTTTGTAATTTGATTTTCTGAATATTTAGAAATATCTTCTATTAATTCTGGATACAATATGAGCGCCGTTTTTACGGCGTTCTTTTTTGTGAATTTACTACGATGAAATCTCTTTTCATAATCTGTATACCAATATGTTGGTTTTGCATTCAATGCTTTTGTAAATCCAAGAGTTTCTTTATTAAATAAATTAACTTGCAACAGCAATGCTTGAAAGATAAGGTGAATCACCCTTTACTTATGGTCGTAACGTCTTTTCAAACTTTATCTTCCCACAATCCCAAATACGATCCAACTCCAATATATCAGTCATCATTTTTTCTGTCATACTATCAGCATTTTCAAAAAACATTTTCAATTTTCTTTTTCTATAATTGAACTTGTGATGACGAATATTATAATCAGTATAGCTATAATCTGGTCGCAAATAATACATTTTATCAAATCCAGATTTTATATAAACATCACCCATACTCCATCTGCAATCAGCAAATGTGGTTACTTTCTTAATAAATGGAAAATTTCTCTCTACATATTTCAAAAATTTTGAAAACAAACCAGCATATGATGCTTCTTGATCTGTTGCATAACGATTGATATCAAATGTTCCATTTTTTGTTTTTAATAAGGTAATCACTGCAACTAACTTAGAATCAACAAATCCTCCCAATAAAAAACTTCCACTGGTCGATCCTTGAATATGATGTTTTTCTAAAAATACTGAACATTTTCCAGAATCAATTGGCCGAATATTAATCTTTCGTGCTCCGATAGTTTTTTCTGTTTTATGACAGAGGTGTAAAATATGGTGTTTAATAATTTCTGATTTTTCTACCCATTCATCTTCAAATATTGTTAGAAGTTGAATGTTCTGTTCTTGACATTTAAAAAATTTAGTTTTATGGTAATTTCTACCTTTCCCTCCAGATTTTTCTGAATGCCAATACAAACCATTAAATTCGATTGCTAAATTATATTCTGGTATATAGAAATCTAATTCCAACGGCTTACAAATCTTCCTATCATTCTTTTTAGCTGGTATATTATTTTCTTGTAACCATTTTTCGATCTCGTCTTCATATCCACTTTTACTTTTCTTTGGAATAATATCAAGTTCATATTTATCGTGATAATTTTTAACCAGCGACCGAGAAATATTTAATTTTTCGCATACTTGTCTTACAGAAGTATTTCTCAACAGTTCAGAAAATTTTTCTTTATCAAATAGAATGTTTACTACTTCTTTTGGAAAATTTATCTGAGACGGAGAATTAACTCCATATTTTTCACGAAATGTTACCAGTATTATATCACGCATTTCTGGAACTTGTAAAATTGATGTATATTTTTCTCCATATTTTTCTTTTATTGTTTCTTCAATCTTCTTTCTAATTTCTGGAGATTCCAATGCATAATCAACACCATATTTTTTAATACATGTATTTTTTATTTTGTCTTGAACAATGTGCGATGATACTGGAAAATCAACACCGTATTTTTTTTGGTTTGTTTTTCGTGTTTTTTCTTTTATTTCTTTATTTTGTATTGGGTGTTCAACTCTATATTTCGATTGCATGGTGATCATTTGTTTTTCTAAAAATGATTTTACTTGTAACGGATTTTTAACACCATATTTTTCTTGACAGGTATTTTGAATCACTGTAACAATGGCCTGAACCCATTCTTTGTTGTCATAAAGTTTTTTACGAGTTTCTATGGCTTTTGGAAGTTGTCCAACATTTTCCATACCATATTTTTTCATATTGGTATTGTTTCTTTTTTCTTGTGCTACTTCTTTATCCCATAGTTTTGCAGATTTAATACAATTAGTGCTAACTGCATTCCTACAAGCAGAACAATCTTTTGCTCTTCCACAAAAAAAGAATCCATTTTTAATGGAATTCAACTTGCGCAATTTTCCAGAACCACAGGGGCATAAAACTTTTTCGTCTGATATCGCAGTGTATACTTTTATAGCATTTGAATTACTGCGTGGATCACAATGATTTTCGATCCATGACCATAATTCTAAATCGGATACAATCATTCTTATTGCATGTTTTGGTTTTTCTTTTAATAACTTCAATATTTGATCTTTCATAATTATCCTTTCATTACTATTTATACTATAGACCAAGTTACATTTGAAGTCAAGTCAAATAAATTATTAAATAAATTAACTTGCAACTGTGATGCTTGACCGATAAGATAAATAGAAACAAAAAACCCTTGATTTAATCAAGGGTTGATTGGTTTGTAACTTGTTTGTATTAGCTGAAGCTCAAGTTTGCTACCGAAATGCTGCTCAAATAATCGCCAGCATTACCAAGAGATGAACTCGAATTTGTTAATTCCACATAGCCATATCTGGTAAGGAAGCTCGTCACTGGCTCGAAGGTAACTGGGTCAAGAACAACACCAGAACTCATCAAAGGAATGTATGGGCAATAGAATGCTGCTGCATCTGATTCACTTGCGCCCTTATAACCAACAAGCACTGGAACTGAGTCATTTGCATAACCATTCACATAAATCTTCATACTGCCATTAAGGGTTCCAACAAATTTTGTGTTCGTTGGGGCTTCAAAAACGCCCTCAGTTGTTCTTGCAAAAGCAGAAGTTGTTGCACTCTGCAATACGGTGAGAGCGATTGGACTTACAACTGCCCAGTTACCTGCACCACGACGAGTTCTCTGTGCAATCAAGTTGCTTGCGCGATTGATCATAATTGCAAGAGCAGCATGTTCATCACCAACATAGGTTGCAGTTCCGCTAACTAAAGACTGATCGAAAGTCTGATCGGTTCCAGATAGTGAATACAATGAACCAAGAATTTCCTGATCGATTTCAGCAGTAATTTCTTGAGCCAAAGCAGCCATGATTTCGGCTTCAATATCGATGCCGTGCATAGCTTGTGCATCCTGTGCAGCTTCAAATGTCCAACGTGCAGACAATTTACGTGATTTTGCTTCAACAGTCTGACGAAGAATCTGAACATTGATCTTGTTACCAGCCTGACCTTCCAAATTTGCTGTCCAATCTGCTTGACCAGTAGTTGCACTACCAGAGTATGCAGTGGCAATCTTGAATGGTGATAATGCTTCGTCACCAGCCACGGTGCCAGTATTCCAAGGATAAGGAGCAGTAACGTTATCAGTCTGTCCGTAACGAACACGAAGAGTCTGAATCTGTCCAACTGGACCTGTCATTGGCTGAACGCCTACCAACTCATTAGCAATAACTGTTGGCATTACACGTCGAATAACTGGAAGAATGACGCGGTTAAGGGTTGCGATGTTACCAGCAGATGTAGAACCAGTGGTAGCACTCTCACGCAATTGCTTGCGAGTATTTTCTAGGACTACACTCATAACCGAACGGCGATTTCCTGTTAGTCCTTCAAGCAGGGCGGTTTTGGTATCAGCCCAACGATTTTCTAGTAACGGTGTTGACATTTTGCTTCTCCTTTAATATTTACTGTAGCCCTGCCAAACGCTTAATTTCGCTAAGGTCGGTTTCATCAATTGGAACTACTTTATTAGTTTTATCCCCAGTTGATTCGTGCAACATGTTGCGTCCAGATGTTACTACTGGTTGCTGTCTGTTGTTTAAAACTGCTGGAAGATACTTATCATATGCAATTCTTAAACGATCTGTTTGCACACTTTCTAAGAGTTGAGTCATTACTTCACGTTTGTTTTTATCAAGAGGAGTTAATAGTTCAGATAATACTTTTTCTCTTTGAACTCTTCCCTCAAGACGCTTAAATTCATTGTTCTTTGATTCTACAATCTTGTTCTTTTCAGAAATTTCTTTACGAGCTTCTGAAAGATTCTTTTCTGCAACTTCTGTTTTATGTTTAAGTTCTTTTACTGCTGCATTTTCATTAAGATAAGTTCCGGTAAATTCTGTTGCAAAGGCTTCAAAAATCTTACGGCCAAAATTATTCTGACGAGCAACCTTGATATCTTCGTGAAGTTGAGTAATTTCGTGATTTAATGTTTCAGAAACAATTTTACTAATGGCATTACTGCTACGTGCTACAAACTTCTGTTTCAATTCATCCAATTGTGTTTTTGCTTCTGCAATTAAACGAACACGTGTTTCACGAAGAGATTGTTTATCTTCTGAAAATTCATTAATTTCTTCAGCTAGAGAACTCATAATAAAACGCTCTAGTTTATTTTGATGGGCAACACTCTTATTGCGGTCTGTTGCAAACTCTGCTAATTCTTCTGCCAAAGCGCGAGTTGCAAACTTATTGAATTTAGTTGCTGCATTGCGCATTTCTTTTACAGTTGCAAGTTTTAATTTTGCAACTTCATTGCGTTCCGCTTTAACATTATTTACTTCGTTAGTTAGTGTTTCTGAAACCATCTTATCCAAGGTCTTAACCATAACCTCTTTATCGTGTTCGTAACGGCCAGCAAACTCTTCACGAATTTCAGTTCTAACTTGAGTCTGAATTTCCTTGAGCTTTCCTTCCCACGCTTTTTGAATGGCGTCACGAGTGGCTTCATTTACTAACCCACTTTCAAGTAACGGTGCTAGGGCATCCAACATAATGTATCTCCTATTATAGTAATATTTACTTATAACTAATATTTTTTGATTATTAACGGTATTAAAACAACAAAAATTTTATTTATGAATAACATATTTTCTATCATAAATAAGGTTATGACTTACTTCATCGAAAAAGCAAACAAAACCCATATGGGCAAATATGATTACTCAAAAACTAACTATATCAATTCAACAACTAAAGTTACAATTACCTGTCCAATACACGGATATTTTAATCAAACACCGAATAGTCATTTAGCTGGTCGTGGGTGTTTGTCCTGTTATAAAGATAAATTGTTCTGTAATACTGAAATATTTATCGAAAAAGCAAACAAAACCCATATGGGCAAATATGATTACTCAAAAACTAACTATATCAATTCAACAACTAAAGTTACAATTACCTGTCCAATACACGGATATTTTAATCAAACACCGAATAGTCATTTAGCTGGTCATGGGTGTAAAAATTGTGCTAATAGCCTAAATAAAAATTTCGTAGTCTCTGCCAATTCAAAACACAATAACAAATATATTTATGAAAAAACTTTGTATTGTGGCGCTCTTAAAAAAGTTACAATTACCTGTCCAATACACGGAGATTTTAATCAAACACCGAATAGTCATTTAACTGGTCATGGGTGTGTTCAATGTGGAAGAAGTAATATTAAAAAAATGTCCCTCGAAATATTTATCGAAAAAGCAAACAAAACTCATATGGGCAAATATGATTACTCAAAAACTAACTATATCAATTCAACAACTAAAGTTACAATTACCTGTCCAATACACGGAGATTTTAATCAAACATCATCTGCCCATTTATTTGGTGCTGGATGTAGCATTTGTGCTGTTTCTCATAGAGCTAAAACATTAAGTATGTCTGCTTCTTTATTTATCGAAAAAGCAAACAAAACCCATATGGGCAAATATGATTACTCAAAAACTAACTATATCAATTCAACAACTAAAGTTACAATTACCTGTCCAATACACGGAGATTTTAATCAATTACCTAACAATCATCTAAGAAATATAGGTTGTCCGAGTTGTAACGAATCTATTGGAGAACGATTAATTGACAATGTTCTTAAAATTTTAGACATACAATATATTAGACAATTTCGCATACCAGAATGTAAACATATTCTTCCATTACCATTTGATTTCGCTATCTTTAAAGATAAAAAAATGATCGGGTTAATCGAATATCAAGGGGAACAACATTTTTTTCCACTCCGATGGTATAATAATACTCAAGAACAAGCTAGTAATGATTTTTTGTTGCAGAAAAAAAGAGATGGTGTAAAAATACAGTATTGTGAGGTCAATAATATTCCACTTCTTGTGGTAAACTATAAAGATAAAAATAATACAGAAAAATTGTTAAAAAATTTATTGCGGTTGTTCATTCAAAGTTGAATATAATATTTTTATTTGGAATAAGACTTTCTCCACAATTACGACAAGTTTTACGATTTACAAAATTTACTGTTTCACACGCTTTGCAAGTTATAGGAGATGGCCTATCGTCGGTATATGGAAATCCTTCCTTAACTTCTTTCTTTATTGGATCATCAGATTTATCCTCAAAATGATCATTATATGCATCTCGACATTTTTTGCTGCAAAACTTAGATAACCTACTAAGAGGATAAACTTCTTGACACCATTTACATTCTTGCTCAGATTCAACCAAGATTGTTTCGGCTTCGGATATGATATTAGATAACTCTCTTAAAGTATGCATGATTATTTCTTCTTAAATGATTCTTTTTCTTTCTTCCAGCAAGCTGAGCATAATGCACGTTCCTTGCTATCAAGACCTTTTAATTCTGCCTTACAAGATTTACAGTTCTTATTTTTATCAGCGGCTTTTCCTTCTTGAATTGCTCCAGCTTTAGTCCATGGTCCGGGAGTAAATTTATTTTCTTTTAGTTTCTTATCAATGGGAACTTCTTTTTTAAGATTTATAGTATTGCTCTGACACTTCTTACTACAATAGTTCTTTCCATCAACACACTTCTTATCACATCCTTTTCCATTACATTTACGGTTTGTTCTACTTTCTCCAAGAGTGTCTGGTGGAATTGGTGCAATCTGTGGGCTAGACAAAAAATTAGTAGGTGTGTCTTCGTCATCTGGAACTAAACCATTGTCTATTAAATATTTTGAAAAATGTTCGGTGACAAATTCATCAGGATCACCTGTTCGTGCCTTGGCAGTTCCATATGGCATATCAGATACATAATATTCATATAAAGCGTATTGAAATTCTTTACTTGTAGAAGGTAAATAAAAACCATCTTCAATAAATTTATCAACATCTGAGGCATATTTATTAAGAATAGCTTCCATCTTAGGATGAGCACTTTCTTTAAGAGTTTTAGCTTCCTTAATCTTACCCCATTTATTTTTCTGCTTGGAACGAATAGCAAACTCTACTTGTTTTTCGCGTTTCTTTAGAGCATCAGATTTCTTTGGATTATTCTTCAATTTAGAAAGTTCACCCTTTAAATCAGCAAGAGACCAATCATCCCATTTACCTTTTTCATCTTTGGGTGTGTGCATTTTTTCATCCCATTTTTCGGATATAACCATATCACGATAATTAGACATTGTTTCAGTTAAGGTTTTCATTATGATAACTCCTTATTTCTATTTATTTCTTTTATTAAATTAGTTCCAATTCAATTCTTTTTGTCCAATAAACACAAGAATTGATTCAAGTTCTTCTTTTGTAATTTTATTTTTTGGACACATTTCTTGAACTTTACGTAGAATTAAATTCCAACCATTGCTAAATTGAAAAACTTTATTCGCTAATCTACCTGATGTTTGTTTACGGTGTTTAATTAAAAATTCTTCAAATGCTTTATAACTTATTGTTTCTCCATCTGGAATTCTTTCAGAACACGCAAAAAGACCATCAATTGCTTGTTTTTTACCATACATTAAATCTTGAGAGTATTCTTGTTCTTGTGGAGTATAATATTCTTTTAAATCTTTGCACGAGCAACCATTTATTCCCTTGCATTTGGCACAAACTCGGCCATATGCTTCTCCGCATTCTTCACAATGTCCATCTTCTCCAATGAAACCACCATCATATGGACATCTTACTTCTGTATATTTTTCAACATATGATTCAGTAAGAATATTTCGATAGTTAGTTAGTTCTTCGAGAATAGTTGGCATTTTATTTTCCTTATCTCTTTAAATCTTTAATAAAACGAGTAATCTCTTCAGCCAAATATTTCTGAACTCTTGGGTTTGAATTAACTTCTTCTGCTAATTCCAATGTTTTATATCCATGATTACGATTTAATAAACCTTCATATACTGGAATTGGAAAAGCATTTGGTGCCGATGGTTGTGCAACACAATCTACTGTAATAATCTCAAAATCAGAAACCGTTCCTGTGCTCTCATTAACATTACCACTACCACGGCTACTTACACCAAGTTTAACACCACTTTCAAGAATTGAACGAATAATATTACCCATGGGTGTAGGAAGAACTTTTAATTTTCCTAAACCATTAGCTCCCTCCATCCACATACTAGTAATGACATGCGATACTCTATCCAAACTAATTTTTAAATCATCTGGATGATCGAGTTGTCCAAAAACTGGAATATTCCCCTCAATTAATTTATTTAAAGAATCAACAGCCGATTTAATTTCACTAACAGGGTAAATGCGCTGATTATGGTTACGAACATCACCCTGAATAAAAATACCCTTCATATAAAGGTCTTTTTGTTTCTTTCCAGTGGCATCTATGGACTCATCAATTTCAATTGTCATAGTAGATGGATTTTGATATTCAAATAGAGATTGTTTATTCATAGTTTTACCTCATAATATTGTCAATAGTATTTATACAGAAACAAAAATTCGGTTGGTATTATCCAACCGAACCTTTAATATAATTAAATTTCAAAACTATTGTTTCCAAATCCATGTTTGTTGTCCACAATCCCATATTCTATCTAAATGCAAAATTTCTTTTGTAATTTGATTTTCTGTCATTTGGTTTAATAGATTTTCGGTTATATTATTTAATGATATTGCTTTTTTAATACATTTCTTTTTGGTAAATAAAGATCGATGCCATCTATTTTTATAATTTGTATAATAATATTGAATTTTTGTAATATGATTCAAATGAAATAATAATTTTTTATATGTTTCTCCAGTAAACCAGCGCAAATCACAATAAGAAACCACCGATTCTGGATTATATTTTCTAAGAAAATATGTCCATAATTTTCCCACACCACCGATGATTTGATATCCTATTTTATTACAACACCGCACATTTTCCCATTGAATATTTTTATTATATCTCGGTTTTCTAAAGGTTAAAAGCTGAATTAAATTATTTTCATAAAACATACCAAGATTAATGGTGGCAGAGGCATATCCTTGAAGGTGATTATTTTCTAAAAACTCACGTGAATCTTTATTAGTAAGTTCTTTAATTTGACATTTTCTTGCAGCCACATGGATCATCTTAATATTTAAAATACGAGATAAAACATCCAAACAAACTTCTCGTTTATTTCGCCATTCGTCTTCAAATATATGAATTAACCGAATACCTAATTTATTACATCTTTGCATTTTATCAAAATGATAATTTTTATTTTTACATTCAATCTCACTATGCCAATATAAACCATTAAATTCTATAGCTACTTTTTGATTTGGTAAATAAAAATCTAACTCCAATGGAGAAATAATTTTTTTTGAATTTTGAATAAATTCAATATTATGACTTAAAAGCCAAGTAGCTATTTCGCTTTCATAAGATGACGAAGAGGCACTAATAATATTTAAACCAAAATTTAGATGTTTTACATATATATTTGATTCGCTGGTTTCTAATAATAAAGCCATATTTTTTACACCATGTTGTTCGAGAAAACTTTTAAATTTTTCAATATCAAATAATATCTCTTTTGCTAATTTAGAATAATGTCTTTGATTAATATATGCAAATCCATATCTTTCAAGATTAGTTTGTTTTGTTTTTTCTTTAACTTCATTTATTTTTTGAGGATTATCCACACCATATCTTTCAAGATTAGTGTTTTTTACTCTTTCCCTAAAAGCAATAGTTGAAGACGGATGGTTAAATCCATATTTTTCTAAATTTGATAATTTTCTTTTTCTTTGGATATTACTATTTTGTGAAACATTTTCAAATCCATATCTTTCAACATTAGTATTTTTTATTTTTTCTTTAACATCTTTATTTTGAAATGTAAATTCTGTTCCATATCTTTCAAGATTTGTTTTCCTTCCTTTTTCTTGAACTTCAAAGTTAGACATTGGATCAACAACACCATATCTTTCAAGATTGGTTTGTTTTGTTTTTTCTTTAATTATAATAGCATTTATAGAACACGAGCGCGTTCCACAAAACGCAAGCCCGTTATTAAAACGATTACATTTTCTTAACTTACCCGACCCACATGGACAAACAAGCAAAATGTTATGATAAGCAGTATAAACCATTGTTAATTTATTTGGACTAGCAGGATCACAATTATTTTCAACCCATTTTTTTAAGTCAGTATTAGAAAAAATCATTTTTATGGCGTGTTTGGGCTGTTTTAAATATAATTCTGTTATCTTTTCTTGATATTTATTCAATGATACCTCTTTATAGTTACCACAATATATGTTTATTATAACACAAAAGCTAGGCTAGCCTAGCTTTTGATTTAATATAATTTAAGTTTTTAATTTTATGCTTCTACTGACTTCTTATTTACAGAAGGTTCTTCTTTTGTAGTTACTGGTTTTGGTGCTGGTTTCAAAGTAACTGTTTTACGACCGGGGCGATTTACAACTTCTGCATCACCAATCATTTCAGTTGACTTTGGAACTGGGCGTCCTTCGGAAGTTCCGCCTTTGTTCAAGTTCTTTGCGGAAATACCGGGAACGATACTTGGCTTTGCTGAAACTGGGCTTTTCTTTTGGACAAAACCTTCTTCGGAAGAGTTAGCAAGTCCTTGAGTTACCTTGAGAACATACTCACGAATAATGCTTTCATCTACTGGTGCTTCCTTTTCTTCTTCGTCATCGTCATCTTCGGTGTCATCCTCTACTTCATCAACAGATTCATCACCTTCAACTTCGTCTTCAACATGTTCTTCTTCGCCTTCTTCGTCGTCAACAGCAGATTCAAGACCTTCTAGTCCTTCTTCCTCATCATCAAGACCTTCTAACTCTTCTTCGCCTTCACCTTCTTCGGAGTGAAGAAGTTCTTCAAATTCTGCTTTAAGAGCATCAAACTCTTGTTCTAGATCAGCAACACGGTCATCGATTTCTGGATTAAGTTCACCAGTTTCATCGCCCATATCACCAAGGCCATCACTATCGGTGTCATCAAATACGTCGGTTTCTAAATCATCAGATTCATCACCACCAAATTCATCAAAATGTTGGTCAGATGCAGAATGATCTGCTTCTACATCATCAAATGCGCGTTCGGTATTATCCATATCTAACGCTTCATAAATTTTACGACTCTTGTCAATTACGATTTGATGAAATAAAGAACGTGCTCTCTTTTCGTCATTGGCAACAACGTATTCAATTAACTTCTCAAATTTTGTTTGCATTTTATAATCTCCTTGGTTTCACTTCTATAGCTATTTACTTATTTTATAATATTATGCTTGTTTAGCCACAAATTCTTTTAAAAATGTATTGAGTTGTGTTACTTCTTCATAGGAAACTATCAGTAATGGAATATTATGTGTTTTACAATAATCAATTTTAATTTGATCCTTGTGATATGTCTTTGTTTCATTCAGTATTATTTTAGAATGAGATTCTCCATTGTATTCTATTAAACCAACAAGTTTTTGATCATCAAATATAGCAAAATCAAAAAGCAAAGATTTTTCATTTTTATAACCAAAAACAGTAAAGTGACTATCAAACTTTATTTTATTTTTCACTAACCAACTTCGTATTAATCGTTCTCCTTTAGCTTCTTTACATTTTGGACAACCTTGTGCCGAAGATAGATGATTGTTTGGTTTTTGTTCAAACACTCCATGAATAGGACAAACAATTTTTATTTTAGTAGCACTGTTTATATAATTAGACTGTGAGTAATCATATTTATTTTGATGAATGTATTTTGCTTTTTCTATGAAACCAAAAGTGTCTAATTTTTTATTGTTAGTGCATTGAGAGCATCGTTGACCGTGTAAATGATTATTTGGTTTTTGTAAGAATTGGCCATGTAATGAACATATTATAATTCCTTTAGTGTAGTTATTAATATAGACAAATTTACTATAGTCATATATGTTATTAAAAACAATATTGGCTCTGTTTACAAATTCATCATATGTAAGTTTTTTTCTCATCTAACTTTATTTTTTAAAATATGCTGTCCATATATTTTTAGAATTTTCACAATATGAACACAGTTTTCTATAATTAATAGCCACAAAAATACTTCTTGTTATTGGATTCAAAACTCTACCAATAGCATCTTCAATTGAATCTATATTTGTAGGATCAGCGTGTGAAAAAACATCACACCAATTTACTTCTTTAGATGCAACCAGTGGAATTCTTTCATTTACACTATCTGCCGCTACAATACAAAATGTTTCCGAAAAAGAAACACACATAGATACATCCATTTGACGAACAATTAATAAAAATTCATCATGTGGCATCCATGGATGAGTTATCAATTTATATCTATCTCCATCAAATAATGCTAAAATATTTTTGAAATTATTATTACCGCCTTGTTCTGTTCTAGTGCTATTCATATGAAAATTTAATGAACGATTATGTTTTTTAGCATATTTAATCGCGGCCATTGCCTGAACTAATTGATTCTTTAAAGGACGAATTGCTCCAAAACAAGCAATATTTAATGGTGCGTGTTTATCATCATCATATTTTGTATCTGGTTTTTCTTGAATAGGATAATAATTTGGAAGTAAAATAATCTTCTGTTCTATCTTATATTGATTCCAATTTTCATAATAAGAAGCAATCAGATGTCTTAAATCTCGTGTGGCAATAATAGAGTTACAAGCAACTATAACACTTTCATATGCCATATATTTTATAATCCAATCAATGGCAACTCCCTCCATAGCTAAAAATGGAATCTCAGAATGTATTCTAACAATCCATTTTACCTTTGGATGTAATTTAGAAAGGATTACAAATTTTTCTGGAACTACCCACAAACCTTCAATAATAACATGTGTTGGTTTATATTCATGGACTACTCTATCTATTTCATTATTATCTATTACTTCAACCAGTTTACAAAATATTCCTGAACTGGAAAGCATCTGTTCAACAAAAAAAGCACTGTTAAATAATCCACTTGTTAATCTAGGAAGACCATCGATTGTATTTGATGCTTGCCCAAGACAATCATAATCCCCATACAAATCTCGACGTTTTAATATGAATAGTATTTTTGTATTACATAGAGCCATTGGATTTTCCTACGTATATATACGTTGTATTACATGGGTTCGGCTGGAGGTATTCCATACTGCTTTCGTATATTTTCCAGACTATGTTTTTTCTCAAAATTTCTTACATCTCTAATTAGACGCATTCTATTTATTTGTCCAAGAGTCAATTTTGTTTTACGAAGATCATTTAATTTTGGAACCTCATTATCTTCGGATGGGTCCATGTATTCGTTCTCTAATGTATCTTCATCTTGAAACATTTCAGTAATGATCATAATTATTCACCAACTGTATTTATGATTTTATTTTAAAATTCTGGTTGTGGGCCACCAGTAGGTGCTGCTCCACCTTCACCACCCGTTGGAGATTCTCCTTCGTTAGCACCGGGAGATTCCGGTCCTTCTGGACCCTCCATGGTTCCTTCTGGATTTTCATTTGAATTAAACATATCCATATCTGATTGAATTCCACCCGGTGTTATACCTAAATTACGAGAAGATGGTGGTTCTCCATCTGCTCCAGCCGTTTCTTCTTTTTCTTCACGCCATAATTTTTGATTTTCCACAATTTCATCTTGTGTAAGACCAAGGAATCTTTCCATTAACCAGCGTTTGCTAAAATATGGATATCCTTCAAGTTGAGAAAATGTTCCAATTTTAGTAGAATCTAATTCTGCTTGACGATAATGAGCAAAGTTTTGTGGAGGTTTAAACATAAGTTTAAACATACTAGAATCAATATTAACTCCACACCATTTTAAATATGCTTTAAATTCTAAATCCAATGGCGCACAAATCAATCGTTGCAATCTTTGACAATATTGATTAAATCTATATTCTTGAATTAATGCTGTTCCTACTCTTCCATCGTTCATAGTTGCGGCACTTTCTTCTGGACCAGTTGGTAAATAACTACTTGGAATTCTTAAAGCTCTTGCCATTTTGTTATTAAAATATAACAAGTCATTGATTTGGTCCAAATTTTGACCACCAGCCAATTGCGTTACTTCTGATCCTTTGCCCGATGCAGTTCTTGGAAAGAAAAAATCAGCATTGGGTGCAAGTCCTTGATATGAACTATCCTGAAAATGTTGACCTTCTCCCATTGATGGTATTCTTCGTTGGTGAATTTCATTTTTTACTTTTTCAATAAATGCCATTGCTAAATGGCTTGGCATTTCTCCAACATCAATATTAAAAACTCTTCTTTCTGGCGCTCTTTGAATTCTATAAATTACAATACTATCTTCCAACAATTCTTTTTGTTTATAAACTTTAAATACCATTTCCAAAATACTTGTTCCAAACGGCCAGTTTGGATCAAGACCTTCGGTTAATGAAAGATGCAATACATGTTGTGCTTCGATAGCATGTTCATTTTGTCCATGAGTAAACCTACTACTTCCACTCATTGGCGAAACTGGCATATTATTACCAGCAGCCGATCCAAATCCGGGGCCGCTTGGTATTACATTATATAAATTTTGAGACGTAACTTGTGTAACAGTTAGATTTTGAAAATTTGGATTAATATTTCGAATGATATATTGTTCTGGTTTTTTACCTTTGCTTTCATTTACAATTACTTTAATAACATTATCCATTTCAACATAAAAAAGTTTAAACGTTTCTGGATCGCGCAAAAAAACTTGGTCGCCATATTTCAATACATTACGAAACATTCTAAATGCTCGTTTATCAAATTCGCTGAGATGATACCATTTATCTAAACGTTCCTTAATAATCTTTGATTCTGTTTCTGTTGGTGGTTCTTTATAATGAATATCAAAACATAGTTGATCATCTGGACCACTTTGTGTGCTAAATTCTGCAAGAATATCCAATGCAGCATTAATTTCTGAATCTCCATCCATACTTTCCATTTGTTGATATCTTTCTATTCTATTTGGACAACCCATGTACGATTCTTGAAGTAAATTAGGATAATTCAAAACGCCTTGCCCTGAATCGCTACCAAGGGAATGACCACCCCTACGAGATAAGGGACTCATTGTTCCTGATTTATTTGAAGATCGGAAGTATTTTTTCCAACTCACTATGCAACTCCAATTTTATTAATCTATTTCGTATATTATTTATCTTTAATTATTGTGTAACAGCTAATTGTTTCTTGTTAATATTTAAAGAACCAGCCGTATTTTCATGAATTCCTCTTAGCCAATGATTTTGTTCCAACATTGATGAATTCAATGCATCTAATTTATCAGTCATTGTATCTACCGGTAAAGGATTACTTGTATTTTGTGTTGAAACATTTTCTGGATTTTCTTTAGCCTTTTCTTCGTTTGTATTTTTAAAATGGTCATATAGTTGATTATTAACAAGTAATTTTGGAGTATTGTTTTCTGGAATTGATCCAACCGAATCTGTAATATTATTTGGTGATTCAACTCCAAAAAACTTGGCAATATCATGAGCAATACCATCGGTCATATGATGAAGACCATTAGTAAATTTTGTAAGTAATTTAACTGCACTGATCAGTGCTTGTCCAAACATTATTAATGGCCACAAAGCTAATATTATAACACCAGTAAGAGCTAAAACCAAAACTAATATAGGATATATAACTTGTTGCATAATCGCTACAGATATTGATTTTATTGAATCCCAATTTTCTACTACCCATGCAATCATACTTCCAACCATTGGAATTAAATCAACCATAATAGTAATCGCGCCCACAATCACTTTAATAAATCTATCTATACCAATTTTAAAATTTCCGCTTGCAATTTCTTTTTTTAGCCAACCACCAAATTGATCAACCATATTAGATATCATTGAAACAAGATTATTTAATGGACCAGTACTTCCACCTAATTCTGTAGTAATCATATTAATAAGTGGTCCAATTTTACTAACTAATGGAACAATCACATTAGTAGTTATATTGTCTCGCAAAACCATCATGATATTACTGAATTCCAATAATCCACTAGATAGTTTATTAACATTTTCGAGATGTATACGTTGTGCTGTTATTTGTTTTTTATATTCTTCTTCTTGAAAAACACCATTTTTATAAAAGGATAGTCTATTTGCTAATAAATCTTTCTGAACTGCTGCTATATCTGTAGCTGCTCCAGACATCCCGGCTGTTGATGCTGCAATTAAAGTTTCATAAGATTGCCCAGCTTTTAATCCAATAGCAACCATATGCGAGGCCACAGTATCTAATTTTTCTCCTAATTGTGGTCCTCCTGCTTTAACAGCCGCAGTCATGCGTTCAAATTCAGTTCTCAATCCCGGCGTAGTAGATAAAATATTTTGTAATTCTTTTGTTAATGGAGGAATACCTAAAACACTTAATTTATATAATTCTGCATACGCATTACCAGTAGTGCTTTGAATTTCACTTAGTGCTTGTGTATAATTAGCTGCTTCTGATTGTGTCATATGTGTTAATTTTTGTTGCCACGCAGCATCGTCTGTTAGTTTTGCCAAGTCAGCTTCTTGTTGTTCACGAGTTTTTCCAGTTAATTGACTCATAGTATCAAATTGAGCAATTAAATTAATGGAACTTTGTGCAAGGTCTCTATCACTTGCACCGTGCGCCTTTGCAGAAGCACCAAACAAATTTAAAATCTTTGGAAGCTCTTCACTATATTGTGAAAATGAAATTCCCATATCGGCTAATTGCCCAGAAAAGTCAGCCATTCCTATTTTGGAAACTTTTGTGTAAGTATTCACACCATTCATCACAGAACCAAATGTAGATAAACTATCTACATTTTCTTTAATAACACGAGAAAATTCTTCAACTGTTAATCCAGCGTCGGCTGCACCATTTACTAAATCTGTAATATTACCACCAAAATTTGCTCCATTTTTTGTTAGTTCAATTAAGGATTGATTCCAAGAGTCAATAATATTAATTCCTTCAGATAAAAATTTTGTCAAAGTTCCAATAATTGGAATAGTATCTGTTCCTCTTTGCAATGCAGCAAAATAGTCGCTCATAGCTGTTTTACCAGATAAAATAGTTCCTATAAAATTTCCAGCTACAGTAAAAATAGAAGTTATGGATCGAGAAACCAAATTTAATCCACTTTGAAATATATGCAACACTGCTGTAACTGCTTTGAAAGCAACAACTACTAATAAAATTTCTGGTGTTAACTCTGCAAAATCAATTAATAAATCACCAAATGGAATAATTGAATTCAATAATGGTGTAATTATATTAGAAACTGCTCCAATCGCCTCGTTGCTCCCGGCAGCAACTTCACCACCAACAACGCCTCCAACTGCACCTCCAGTTAATTGTTGAAACCATTTTTCTAGTTTGGATTGGTGTTTTTCTGTTTTCTTTTTTGTATCATCTTCTTTAGTAAAAACACCAGTAGAAAGTGTTTTTATCTGGTCTAAAATAGCAACAAGGGTTTCTTCGGTACTGAAATTTTCTAATTCCAAACCTTCCAAAGTAGTATTACCATGTGTTTTTATTTTAACAGTAGAAGCCATTCTTTCACCTTTACTTTATTTATCCAATTTTTCAATGGTGAATCACCCAGTTGCTAAAGCAACTTTGGCTTCTTGTTTCATCGAGACACAACTAATATTCGGTATACCAAATATCCCATTGGAGGTATCTCCACAAGCGTATATTCGGGCAATTCCTGCCCTATTTGTTTCATTTAAAATTTTAAGACCAAATGCTTTTATATTAAGAGATGCATTGTAATCTCTATCTATGACCAAATTACAAGAAGGACAGAGATAAGTTCGAACTGATAAACTTATTTTCTGTTTGCTACCACAAGACGAACATATCTGACTTGAAGGCGCAAATCTATCAATTTTGATTAGTTCCCCTCCGTTCCAAGCAAGTTTATAAGTTAAATATGAAATGAATTGACTCCATCCCTGATCACTTATTGCTTTTGCTAATTTATGGTTTTTGGTCATATTTTTTACTGCTAAGTCTTCACATATAACAATTGCGTTTTCATTGGCTATCTGAAAACTCAATTTGTGGAGAAAATCTCTTCTTTGAAATCTTACTTTTCTATGTTGTTTTGCTAATAATATTCGTGCTTTGTTTTGATTATTGCTTCCTTTCTTTTTATTACTATATTTCTTTTGTTTTGATTTTAATTTCTTCTCTGATTTCTTGAGATATCTCGGACTATCAACCACAACACCATTGCTGTCAAATAGAAAATTTGTGATTCCTAAATCAATTCCCGTTATATCATTTTCAATAGATTTTACTTTTTTTACAACTGGAACAAAATCTATATCGCAAAGGCAAGAAACATACCACTGATCAACATCTTTGGTTATGGTAATTGATTTCAAATTACCTATCAGTTCTCTATGTCTAATCCATTTCATTTCACCTAATTTTGGAATTTTAATGAATTTAGAACCAGTTTTTATTTGATCATATTGCTGAGGTATTTTAATTCCTTGTTGCCTTCCGTTTTTCTTCTTAAATTTTGGAAAACCAAGTTTTCGTTTGTAACAATTTCTGAGTGCTCCATCTAATTGAAGAGCTACTTGTTGTAAACTCTGGCTTGGAGCAGAAATCCAGTTGTGTTCTTGTTTTAATATCGGCAATGAGTTTGCCATTTCAAATTTGAAATTGAATTTCTTTTCTAATTTATATCTCTTAATATTTGATTTGAGAAAGTTATTCCAAACGAAGCGTAGTTGTCCTTGCCATTCGTTCAAGATTTTCTCTTGTTCTTTGGTTGGATATACCCGATATTTAAATGCTTTGTGCATATACTTCTATTTATACATTTTATTTTGTTTTAATATAAATGTTAAATATTTATTTTGGTTTTGTAACAGAAAATTCATCCACGGAGCTTCTGTGGTTTTCTTTTCTGGACGGATAAATACATATATGCGATATAACGAAATATTAACAGAAGCAACACGCGGAATGTTCATTCGTTCTCAGGAAAGAGCAATGTTTACAAATACTGAGGGAAGAACTATTACTGCTATTGGTAATGTAATATTTCCAGAAGATGCTTTATTTTATGATAATGATACGATTGATAATTTGCCATTGGAAGCAAAAGAATTACCACCCGCTGAACAAAAAAAATTATTGAAAACGGGTCAGCAAAAAGTTATGGAAGTATTGAATATTTATAGAAGACAGACTCGTATACCATTAGCAAATTGGCATGTAATTAATACAGTTGGTCGCGCAGCAATGATTACTCTTTGGAAAAATGATAGAAATGAAACTGTAGCTTTTGTGAAATTATTTAATGCTAAGAGTATGGGAGCAATACCATTTTTCTGGTCCAATGCAGATTTTGCTAGAGAAACTGGATATTCTATTCGTAATGCATCCCAACAAAAATCTGATTTAAATTTAAAACCAAGCACTGTTGTTGGAACGGATGCTAATCTTACTATTGATGAAGCTATAGAACAGATTGAAACAAATATTGCAACCCATGATGAATTAGCACCTGATATTCGGTTTCAAGTAGTAAATTTAATTAAAAATGTTGAATCTGGGTTTGTTTCACCTGTTGCCAATGCTTCGATATATTCTAATTCTTATGAGGTTGATCTTGGAGAAACTGCTGCCCCAATAGCCTTGTTAACTGGTCATTTTGTTTCTGGAGCATATCAACAAGTAGAAGAACAGTTATTGAAACCAATGGGTTCAAGTTGGAGAAAAATTAAACGCATTAGTTATCCAATGAATGATAGTGAAGTTTTAGTGGATAGTTTTTTAATATTAAATAAAGGCACCAAGATAGGAGTTAGCTCCAAAGATAAAAAAGGTGGAGCAGCGGCAAGTATAACAAGTTTAACTTCTGAAATTGAAACTAATCCAGAAAGATATGTTGATTTGCAGGAACAGAAAAAATATAAGTATTTGTTTAATATTTTAAATCTATTGAAAGATAAATCTGCGGAAGATGGTCCTTTAGAATTAGGTATAATTTATAAAGTAATTACAAAAGAAGAACGCGCCGAAATAAAAAAAGCTATTGCTGATCCGAATATGGATAAAAAACAGTTGTCTCAAAATTTGAAAACATTGTTAAAAAATCCAATATATCAACCAATCAAAACTAATCAAAACTATACTATTGGTTATCATTTACTGACAACAGTTGCTCATATAGTTTCAGAACAATATCTTAATAAGAATACAAAAATTGTTTCTCAGTTTTTTAAAGATATAATGAGCCGTTCGAATATGATTCAGGTTAAAACTTCAATGAAAAAAGTTGGGGATGATGCATACTTTTCTAATTTTAGCGTCATTTGGCCACCAACATTTACTGGAACAGTTCGATTCTATTCAAGAAAAAATTACAGTGCAAGTTCTCGCCCAACGGGGAAGATGTCATTTAAGATTACTTAGCTTTCTAGTTTATCTAAAAATTGCTTTTGAATTATGTTCATTGTTGTTGTCCATGCTTCTTTTGATGTGTTTCCCTGAGTAAGCCAAAAAGTTGCAACTGCACAAGATATATAATATTTTTTAGCATTCATGGGATATTCCTTGAGTCGAATACATCTAGAATTGGGATATAATGATAAAACAAATTGTTTAGCAATCATGATTCGAACTTCCTTAACATATCTTGTTGAATATTATTCCAAGCATCTTTCCATGCTTCTTTTACAGTATACTTACTCGCACTTAAATATACATAACTTCCAGTTTTCCAATCAGCAACAGCATATTTGCTTAGTTTCCAAGTTACAATATTATAACCATAATAAAAATGAGCATCTGGATAGATGGATATTACTTTTTGTCTATATGTCAGTCTATGTGTCATGATTCTAATCTTTCCAACATTTCCTTTTTAATTTCATTTGTTGCATTCCGCCATGCACCAGATTCATACACATACATATAGCTTATCCAATTCCATATAGTTGTTGCCGCATCATCAATAATAACATATTTTTTATGATATCTTATATAATGTGCATTTGCCATTGGATAAATAGATTTTACAAACTCTTTATCAGTCATGATTCGAACCTTTCCAACATTCTTTTTCTTAAAATATCAGCCGCTTTCTTCCATGCCATTTTTGGTGTATTTGCTCTAGCAGCGGTTCCAAACCACATTGTATTTGGATAAGCAACAATTATATATTTCTCAGGACCAGAACAATACTCAGCACAATAAGCACCAGTAGAAGACAATTTTACGAAATTTTTATTGGTCATTATGCTTCCAGCTTTTGCAACATGGTTCTTTGAATATTTTTTGCTGCATTTTCCCAAGCATAACATTCATAATAATAGTCTTTACTTAACCATTGCCAATATTGAGCTTGTTTGTCAGCAACAATATAGAATTTTAAATATATTTGATAAGCCACTGCATTTGGATAAACATTTTGCACAAAAATTTTATCGTTCATAATTCCAACTTTCTCAACATATTATGTTGAATGTATTCTGCTGCTTTCTTCCAAGCAATATCTTCCGTATCCTCAAAACCACTCAATAATAAACATGCCGCGCTAAAATAATTATAAAATTGATCATTAACAATAACAATCATATCTGCTGGAAGATTACGATTACATACTTTGCAATATCCTGCACTTAAAGCAACAGCATTGGGATATATTGCTTGAACAAAATTTTTAGCATCGGACATATTATACTTCTAACTTTTTAAGGCATTCTTTTTGAATATATTTAACTGCCATATACCATGCCCACCCTTCGGTATTTCCAACACCAATTTCATTATAACAACCGATTTCATTAATGCTATGTGCCTGATATACTCGATATTGTATAATACCCATCCATGCACCACCACCCGGAGATGTATGGGTAACATGTGCTGTTGGATATATACTCTTCACGAATTGTTCATTTTTGTTCATTCTGATTCCAATTTCTTTAACATCATTTTTTCAATAAAATCCCATGCTTTCATCCAAGCATAATATTCTGATTCAATACCATCATATATATTCATTCTATCGCTTGTAATTTTCATCAAACCATCATAAATAAAACCATCCGAGAAATGGGCCTTCGGATAAACCGCAATCACTCGCTGTTTATGATATTCGATAAGCGGAATAAGATGCATATTGATAAAAGATTGATTTAGTTTCATGACTCCAGCTTCCTTAGCATTTCTTTGCGCAAAAATTTTGCTGTTTCTGCCCATGCAGACTTTGCCGTAACACAATTAAACAGTGATCGTGGGAAAATTGCAGTATTAAGATTAAAAATAGGACTATATGAAATATACCAGATAAGATTCTGATCTTGATAGGCTTTTGCCGTTGAAACGACACTTTGCACAAATTGTTTATTAGTCATTATGACTCCAGCTTCCTTAACATCGTTTTCCTCAAATCATCAGCGGCCATTTTCCAAGAACCAGTGGCACTTTTTGCTGTTGAATCCCAAATTAACCACTTACCTATTATAATATTAGTCATCCTAACTCCATTGCAATAAAATTTTTTAGATTTGGCATCTGGATAAATACTCAAAACAAATTCTTTATTTGTCATTCTATGACTCCAGCTTCCTCAGCATTTCGAGTTCAATAATTTTCCATGCATTCTCCCACGCCAAAGACTCAAAACACATATCTTGGCTCAATGGATTAATATCATTAAATACAACGAATCCTGAAAAACTTTTTCCAAGAAAAGCATCTGGATAAATATCAAGAACTTTTTGACGATATATCATGACTCTAATTTCCTTAACATTGAATTTTTAATAGTATTTTTTATTGCAGTCCATCGTTTATTTTTTCCGGGATCACGTGACATAATAGTAATAAGTTTCCCTGCATATGATTCGCGCACATCAATATACGTGCTACCCCATTTAATTATAACAATATTTGGGTATATATTTCGCACGAATTGTTCATCTTTTGTCATGATTCAAGTTTCCTTAGCATCTCTGTTCGATATAGATCAGCTATTCTTTTCCAAGAACCATTCTCAGAATTTGCAAGGGTTAACCAAGCACTGCCAACTTTTCCGTATCTTGTAGTCATCATCCAACCCGGTGGGTATCTTTTAACTTTTGCGGTCGGTTCAACATTCAGAACAAATTCTTTGTCTGTCATTTAAGACTCCAGTTTCCTTAGCATATCCATCTTAATTCTCTTCGCGACCTCTTCCCACGCATGGTCTTCGAAATAATAAAAACCACTAATAAACATATAGCTATGACCAATATCATCAACTATGCAATGTTTTATAGAGTCTTTTCTGCAATAATCCGTTGCGTTAGGATATATAGAAAGAACTAAATCTTTATCTTTCATGATTCAAATTTTCTTAAAGTTCTTACCGCAATTCTATTCTTATACCATTTAAAAGCATTACTCCATGCTTTATCACGAGTGTCTCCCCACGCTTCGCATACACCATTGATTACGACATGATAATTATTCATACCAAGAGTTTTGTGGCATGATGCATATTTATATGTCTCGATAATTCGTTGGCGATATGTCATTGTAAATTCCTCCAATTACCGAACAATGTAGTTTGCGCCGTAAAGATTAACGGCGGTCTTCCAGCCATAATTGGCATCGAAAATATTTCCGCGAACATGTTTTGCTGGCGCGGCCCAAGTAGCGGCCTTGTAAATATCACCGTTTGCCTTGGATACGAAACAATAAACTGAACGGCTACTGCCATCGTGACTAGCTGTGACGATCTTGAAGTTCTTGCTACCCTCGACAATGCTGATAACGGCAGGAACAAGATTTGGCAAATCCTTTATGTAGTGGGTGATAGTTTCGCTCTGAACCTTGGCCACGAAACCGTTGACACGATCAATCACTTTTTGCGATGCCTTCATGTTTTTCTCTCCCTCTCTTGACTACATATATAGTATATCAAATAGATCGTAAGAAGTCAACCAAAATCTGATATATTTTACTTAAAATAAAGTGATTGTTTTCTGTTATTTAACTGATATTCTCCCTCGAAAGTCCAGTGTGCCGCCAGTAAAAAGTGTCACGATAATCTCTTTCATATGTATATTCTGGCTTGTCCTTTTGGGACCGAATACCGGTGTAGCAACATCCAATATGCTTGATTTTGTTATCAACACCAACAAAACACTCTTGAATCACAGTATCAACTGGTATTGCCGGACCATGATTGATCCAATAACCATCATTGTAAAATGTATCACCAACAAGCATAATCATTAAAATTCCTCTCCATCAAAATCACTAAAATCATCGTCAAAATTCGGAAATCCTGTGTACTCCGGCTCGTCATAAAAGTCACCTTCATCTTCATCATAAAACGAGTCATAGGCATAGGACATATACTCATCCTCGCCATACATACCTTCATCATCAGCAGCCATTTCAACATCATCTGCAATTTCGTCCATATAGACGAGAGTGAGTTCTTGGGGAAGTGTGAGCAAAGCGCGATTCGATCTGGTCATATTTCTCTCCTGTCATTTCTTGACTACAAGATTAGTATATCAAATTTTGGTTTGGTTGTCAAGAGATTAGTTGATCTTTTGCACCCTGTTTTCCCAATCAAATGTTGTTTCCATTGGAACGTAAATACTTGTTCCACGTGGCCTTCTGCCAAAACTATCATATGTAAGAATTACATGATATGCCTTGTATCCAAACGGTGTAACGGCTTCAACGATTTCGCGCACATCACCCTCAATATAGGAATCCAAACGTCCCTTTATAGGCTCAAAATCATAGGCGCGGATCGTATCACCAACCATTGCGACCCCTTCAAATTTGAGAGTGGGTTGTAGAGCAGCGCGGAGCATATCAGCAGCTTCCTTATATACATGACTGGAATTTGCATCGCTGGTTATGGCTTTGGTGATCAAATCATTGACAACACCGTTGATTTTTTGTTCTAGTGTCATAATTTTCTCTCCCTTTCAAGGTTATTTCTGACTACAAGATTAGTATATCAAATTTTGGTTTGGTTGTCAAGAGATTAGTTAATCTTTTGTTCTAGTGTCATACATCCTCCCTTTCAAAAGAATACAAATCCAAACGGCAAATAACTTCACAAGACTCAAGTAATTGTTCAATGTTCCAAGAACTGTCTGGATCATTAAAAAATGTTACCTGTTGACCAGTATAATCATCAAATTCGTAAATTTTGACAAGTTCGCGCTCTACGAATCCTTTGGTTTGAACAACATAGATTCCGTTTTTCATTTGAGTCCTTTCTCACTTACAAGATTAGTATATCAAATTTTGGTTTGGTTGTCAACTAAAAATTACAATTTCTTCATTAACGGGAAGCAACGATTAACCAATGGTGGCCAGCACTTTGCATTGCAAATATTGGTTCCGGCACTAATATGATAATCACCGTTCAATGAAAATGCCATGCTCAATGTCATTAGAATCAGATCATCGCTTGTTTGCGCCATCAAAAAAGAACCGAGTTCGTCAAACATTTCAACAAACATGGGTTCAAAAGTAGGATCATTCCATGTCCGTTTCATTACACTAAACCCATGCACATACGGAATATTGGTTGGTGTGCTATTATTCATATAAAAGCTACGAAGTTCGGCAAGCGCGGTCGTTGCACGAAGTGTATTGTTCCAAACTTGTGTGTAATCGGAACCAAATTGGCTGTGAAGAATGTTGCTAAACTTGATCGTTTCTGCGCTCATTTTCTCTCCCTTTCAAGGTTGTTTCTCAATCACTTACATATATAGAATACCAAAATTTTGATTAAATGTCAACCAAAATCTTAATATTTCTTTGTGCAATTGTGGAATTTTACATAATCATAATCATACCCCATTGCAAGCATATCAGAATCAATGACTTGTGGGGCAATTTCATCTTCGGTTTTAGCCCAAACCAAATCAGCCGACAAAGTTTGTCCATTATTGGAAAAAGTTGCACTACAACCGTGTTTGTGAATCTGCCAATAGTCTCCTGAAATACCAATCACATCATACGCTTTTGCCCCATCTGTGGTATGATCAACAGAGGTTTTTGCAAATCGCACATTTAATTTGTTTTGCATCCGAAGAGTTTCAATCGTGTGTGCTTGGCGTCTCATGATTTTCTCCTTGTCATTTCTCGATTACAAGATTAGTATATCAAATAGATAGCAAGAAGTCAACCAAAATATGATTTATTTTAAGTCCTTTGTTTTGTGTATGTATATTTTTGTTGACAACCAATCCAAAATTTGATATATTTAAAACATGAAGAACGCCACTATTACAAATCGATCATTTGTGCCAACTAATCCGAAGCCAATTAAGGCTCTGCATTTTCGTGGAGATGGCGCAAAGTTTGTTGGTGAAACTGAACCAACATGGCCTAATATTGAAGTCCAAAATGATTGGACACAGGATGAATATGAGACACATATTGGACTTGCTTTAAATTGGATGGCTGCAACGCAAGATGACAAGAGTATTATTTCTTTGGCTCTTGCGGCAATCAATCAAAATGGTCACCGTTCCGATATTGTTGATGCAATTAAGAATTCAACTCGGAGTTTTTCAACAACCGCAGCCAGAATTATTCGTGCGGCGAGTGTTGGTTTTCATCTTCGTTTTGGAACTCGTCGTTTTTTGGTTCGCGAAATTAGACGTTGTGTTAAGAGTCAAAAAACATCTTCGGAACGCATTGAAACCAATAAACCATCAATTCAAGAAAATTTGACTAATCGGTTTCGTGTTGTTCGCGGCGAACTCGATGTTCTCTTTGATACTTTCATTGAGAGTGATTATACTTCCAGCAAAAACAAAGTATCCGATATTTTGAGTAAGCCTGAGACATCTGTTCCGGCCAATCGCACAAAGGAATTGGTTGATCATTGTCAGAGGTATTTGGATGAATATTCCATGGCACTTGCTGGTAAGCCACCTTCGTTGGCCGAAGCATATGCTCCGCTTGGAAAGCGTAAGATCAAGGCTGCGATTACATGGTGGGAACAGGCAATTACTGACATCAACACTTTTGGACAACAGAAACTTGTAATGCGCAAGACTCGCAAGCGCAAACCACAACCCCCAACTAAGATTGTTGGTAAGTTGAAGTTTCTCAAGACATTTCCGGCATTGAAGTTGGCCAGTATTGAACCAACTCAGTTGTTGAAGTGCAGCGAAGTTTGGGTATATAACACCAAACTTAGGAAGATTGGAATTTATGTAACTTTGGGTGGTGTTCCTTTTGAAATTAAGGGAACTCGTTTGACAAACATCGATCCATTAAAGAGTGTTCAAAAGACTTTGCGTAAGCCAGATGAGCAGTTGAAGGAATTCAGTAACTATAGTAAGGCTGGAGCTATCAAGTGGTTTAACAATATTCGTGCAGTGGCAACCAAGATGCGCGAAGCCATCAACGGCGATAGTATCTTGTTGAAAGGGGTTAAGTAAATGACTTATTTACAAAATGGTAATTTTTAAGATAAAAAAGACTACCGTTATCTCATGTTTTGGGAAGACATATACAACGCCCAAAGGATTTGCTTCCGCTTTGGCTGAGAGAATGTCAGATAGAATGATGTTTTGATTTCATGATAGAGGAATTAATACCAAGAAGTATGGTGCTCCATATTTGAGCAAAAGTCATGAACGAGAATTGAAGAAGTATAATGCTAATTGTTCTAGACTTCGTGCTAAAGCATTTAGACGAATTCTTCCTATCGTTAAAAAATTGTGGGTATGATATATGACAGCCGATGAAGCAAAATCAATGGTTTTATCATGCTATCCCGATGCTTGTTTACGTAAATGGGGTATTGGCAGGAATAGTGGACTTAATTTTATAATTGTCGGTGGTAGTATGGAATTGGGAACAACTTTTAGGTGTAAAAATCACAGCATGTCAATTGAAATATTTGAAGGATTGACGTGGAAACAGGCAGCGGATAGAATTATGAATCAAATGATGCATACGTTGGAGTCTTAATATATGACACTCGATGAAGCAAAATCAATGGTTATATCTATATATCCAGATGCATATGTTATAACTTGGGAAGATGGAACAAATATTGTGTATGAATATGAATCTTATGAAAATGCAGATAAGTATTGTGCAAGATCGCTTGGTTGGAGTAAAAATGAAGATCAAGCGTGGATACATAGTGCAGAATGGTTGAGTTGGGTAATGTTACATAAATTGGAGTCATAATGACAAATAAAGAATTTGTAAAATCGATTTATCCAGATGCTCGATGCAAAATGTTATATATGCGCGGCGAAAAAACTGGATTATGGAGAATTCATGGAATTCCGATGAGCGTCATAGAAATGCGATTAATGTATCCCATGACATATTATTCGGTTTCAATGGCGTGGAAAGAAATTGCAATAGATATCAAAAGAATGGTGTTGAGAAAGTTGGAATCATAATGGATGAAAATGAAAAATTTGTAAAATCATTTTATCCTTGTGCTGAATGTTATAATCTAAATTTTGGCGGAAATAAAAAAGATGGTTGGTGGCAAGTGTGCGGTATGAGAACAATGCAAAATGATAGACATTATAGAAATAGTAAGGCGGAAGCGTGGGAAGAAGCGCGTGAAATTATACAAAAAGATTTTTTGAGAAAATTAGAATCATGACAAATAAAACATTGTGTAAGTCGATATATAAAGGTGCATGGTGCGAGGATAGCTGGAAAAATACAGGAAAAAGACTTTCAGTTAGTCCATGGACTAGGAAAAACGAAAGATTTATAATACGTTTTAATCAAAAGAGATATATTAACGATATAATGACAATGGCTTGGGGATCAACAGAAAAAGAAGCATGGAAAATTTTGGCAGAAGATATTAAAAATGAAATGCTTTATAACTTGTAGTCATAATGAATTATAAAGAAAAGGTATTGATAATTTATCCAGATGCTTATTGTAAAGTATTTGAGTCTTATCGGTTAACAGAATTTAGAATATGGAATGCAGAAATTTCTATCTATAGAGATACAACGAATTATTATGCATTGCTTGGATGTAGTGATACTGAAAATAATGCTTGGAAAGATGCATGGAATAATATTCAAATAAATATGTTGGAGAAATTGGAGTCATAATGACAGATAAAAAATTTGTGCAATCAATAATTCCGTCTGCAACATGTAGAACTCTTGATAATACTGATTTACCAATAGGTCCAATGTATGATAAAGGAAATCCATTATATGTAGTGTATGCAGTGGATGCACAGGATCGACAATATTTGGTTGGTTATAGCGTTATATCAATAAAAGATGCATGGTTTACCGTTGCTGAAACCTTCCGACATAAAATGCTTTCGAGATTGGAGTCTCAGTGGATTTTAAAGAAAAAGTAATAAATATTTATCCAGATGCCAGATGTGATATGAATAAACGTAGATTATATCCATCGGAATTTGAATTCAGAATTTACACAATTGAAAAAAGAACATATATAGAATATAATTTTAGAGTAAACAATGAATATGCAATAATTCATAAGTTGCTTGGTGTTGCTCCCGATGAAAACAATGCTTGGAAAAATGCATGGAATAATATTGAAAAACTAATGTTGGAGAAATTGGAACAATGATAAAACGAGATGTAGTAATAAGTTCATATCCAATGGCAATATGTAAAAAAATTACTTATCCAAGGGGAGCATATTTTCTGATTTATGATGATATTAATTCAAAAATTCCAAAATTACTTGGATATGATATGGAATCAGAAAATAATGCATGGATACAAGCATCTAATATTCTTGAAAAAGAAATGTTGCGAGTTTTGGAAAAATAATGACAGAAAAAGAACAATTGATTGCCGTTAATAAAAATGGTTATTTCATTCGATTTATTCAAAACCCAAGTGAATCTGTGCAATTGGCTGCGGTTAATGAAGATGGTCAGGCCATTAAATATATTGAAAACCCAACAATATCGGTTCAAATGTTGGCCAAATTATTGTCTTGAAGGGAATATTATGACTAATAAAAAATTCGTTTTATCTTGTTACCCAGAAGCAATATGTGATGTCACTGAGTTAAATAATGGAAAACTATATTGTGTATTTCAAAATAATTTAACAAATAAAATATTGGGGTATAGTGAATATTCGAGCACAATTGCATGGAGAAGTGCATCTATTTATTTAAGAGAATTAATGCTGGAGAAATTGGAGTCATAATGTCTTATTTTGATGAACTACCGATGTCAGATAAAGAACAGGTTTTGAAATTGTATCCAAATGCAAAATGTGTTCGTGATTGCAGTCCTTCAAATAAAATGCCTCGTTGGTGGATATTAGTAAGTGACAATAATATGCCATTAACAGTAACTTATATAAATGAAGATGCTGCTTGGCAATGGGCATTGGCAATAATAAATAAAGATATTATGGATAAATTAAAAGGTATTTGACAAAAACAAATAAAATAGATATAATGTAAATAAGGAGAAATATAAATTTTGGCTAAAAATGATCAGGTTCAAATTCGTGGTAAAGTTTTGAAAACTTTACCAAATACAACATGGTTAGTAGAAATTCCGGGAGGACAAGAAATCTCAGTATATCTCGGAGGAAGACTTAGGAAGAATAATATTAGAATTGAGCCGGGAGATGAGGTAGCTATTGAACTTTCCCCGTATTCACTTGAATTGGGTAGAATAGTTTATCGGTATTAATATATTATTGGAAAACCAAAATGACACCAAAACAACATATTAGAAAAATATATCCTATGTCACATTGTTTTATTCGATATGATGGAACATATGGAGTATTTGTAGGTGATGGTCGTATATTTATACTTGGAAATGGCGGAACCTCTGTTCTTGCGTGGGATGATGCATGGTATAATATTCAGCAAGATGTGTTAAGAAAGTTAGAGCAATGACATCTAGAAAGTATGTTTTACAAATATACCCAACTGCATATGTTTGGGTTGAGGGACCACGATATGCAATAATTGCATGTGATCTTTATACTGGAAAAATATTATTTATCAGTCAACAAGAATTTACTCCAACGAAAGCATGGGCAAGAGCATGGAAACAAATTCAAAAAGACATGGTAAGGAAATTAGAAACATGACATATAAAGAAAAAGTTTTAAATGTTTATGAAAATGCACATGTTTGGATCATGAATGCTAAAGGTGTTCATCCAAAATTTTATATTCAATATTGGTATGATTCTAGGCAATATGTATATTTGTCAAGATATCAAAAAACCGAGGATGCTGCTTGGGAAGAAGCATGGAATAGAATTCAAAGATTAATGTTATTGAAACTGGAATCATGAATTATAAAGAAATGGTTTTAAATGTATATCCACGTGCAATATGTTGGTTAAATTATCTAGATTGTGGTTATTACTATTATATTTATTTTTATCATCCTAATGCATTTTCTTATACTCGTCTTGGTAAAAATAGTGATACTGAAGAAGAGGCGTGGAAAAACGCTTGGTATAAAATTGAAAAGGATACATTGGAAAAGTTTGAATCATGATATTAGATAAATACATACATGATTATATGGAATACTGCCGCCGGATTTTTGTCTAATGTTACAAAAGGTGAACCATTTCAGTTTGCCTTATCGTGTTCCAATGCCGAAACTTTTCAAGTAATTGCAGGAACTCTTCCATTGGGTTTAACTTTAACTGGTCCACAAAATCAAGAACAATTACCATATCCTTCAATTTGGGGAGCGACATCAACTGATTGTGTAACTGGCACGTTTACTTTTACTATTCGAGCATTTGATTCGCTTGGTAATATTAGTGATCGTGCATTTTCTTTGGTTGTTCTAGATAATGAACCAGTATATCTATTTCCAAATGCAAATTTGGGAATTTTTCCAGATGGAAATTGGATGTATACTTCTGTGGCTCCATTAACAGCTACACCAAATTGGCCTACAAATATACAAATTGTTTCTGGAGAAATCCCATATCAATTAAGTTTGAATTCTAATACTGGTGAAATTACTGGTTATATTAGTCCAGCAGTTTTATATAATTCTCCATTAAATCAACCAAACGCGGAATCAGGAGGTCCAGACCTTGCACTAAGTGCAAATACAAGAACATACTCCTTTGCAATTCAATATGATTCATATAATACTTCGGATTATTATTTAACAGTTGAGAGACAGGATTTATATAATACTGGAAATTGTAATGTTTCATTGCCGGTATATCATGATCCAATATTTTTAGATGCAACATTTGATAATACAACCTGTTCCAGTGCTTTTGCAAATCTAGATTTGGGATTGATTGATGGTGATAGTATTCTTTATCAGTTTAAAACAGAAGATTTTGAAGATAACACACTTGGTTATGTTTTAATTAACGGCGATGTTCTTCCCGGTAATGTAACTATAAATCCAACGACAGGTTGGTTATCTGGCTACATTAATCGAGATTTAAGTCTTCCAACACCATATGAATTTCAAGTTCTTGTATATAAAAGTGCAAATGTCTTTGCAAATTTAAATTATCAAACATTAGCTTTTTGCACATTAACAATAGATAATCCCACAGATAATAGTATTATATGGAATAGTCCATATGTAATTGGAAATTTATATCCGGGAATTCCAAGCTCATTGAATGTTGCTGCATCAATCATAGAACCATTTTCAACACCAGCTATTGTGCCAGCAACAGCAAATTGTTCTTTAAAACTTGTTAGTGCAAATATATTAAATGGAGGCAATGCATTTTCCATTGGGTCTGTGTTTACCGTTCCCGGAGGAATAAATATTAATGATGCAAACATTATTGTTGCAAATGTGAGTCCCACAGGAACAATAACTGAAATAACTATTGATCAAACAGTTATTCAACAATATACAAAATTACCAAATAGTTTTACTGCTATATGGACAAATGAATCTGGAAATGCTAATGCATTAAATGCTATTTTTAGTTTGAATTTTGGTGTCGATACAGTAAATATTATTAAACAAGGCAATTTTTATGATACCGCAACATGTGGTTTTGGATCAGCCGGTGAATCAAATTCAGCAATTGCTACACCATATATTTTTAATGGAACAATAAGTGGAGTGGTAGTAAATGAAACTGGCAATAATTATCAAACTATTCCGTCGGTAACTATTTTAGCAAAATCATTTATTTCACCAACAAATCCTATAAATTATAGCTTGTCCTCTGGATCAATTCCGGCTGGATGTAATTTATTATCAAATGGATTGATCGTTGGAATTCCAAGTTCTCAGTATTTTACATTAGATCATGATACTATATTAGATAAAAATCAAACAGTATTTGATACAACATATGAATTTACAGTAACCGCGTCTATTGGGCAAAATAGCAATGTTGAACATATTGAAACTGATTTAATAGGTGACAATGTTGTATATCAAGATTTTCAAACTCTTATTCAAATAGATAAAACATTTTCATTGAATCTTCAAACAAACATAAACAATAATGTTTCGGATGCACCAAAAACAAATTTGAGTTTGGAATTTTTATTGGATAATACTGATATGCAAACTCTTTTTAAACCAATTTTAAATGAATCTATAGTTTCAAATGATGATATATTTAGACAAGCAGATTTTTATTTTGGTATTGCTCCCCATGTAAGAATGTTGTTAGCATATGGAATTTCACCAGAACTATCAAGCACGGTGCAAGAATCTATTTCTAAATATTTTCATAATAAAAAATATACATTTAATTACCTTCAATGGGCACAAAGCACTTCAGAGGGATATGAAGTAATTTATGTTGTTCCTTTGGATGAATTTACAAATAAAAATTATGAAACCTTTCAGGGAAGCATAACATATAATACTCCAACTGGGCCAAAAGAGGCATTTCCAGCCACTCTCCCAAATATGATAACTCAATTAAATACTCATTTAAATGGTTTTGATTATAATTTTCTTCCATCATGGATGAGAGACATTCAACCAAATGGTGAAATTTTGGGTTTTGTTCCTGTAATTCCATTATTATATGTAAAACCCGGAACAGGAAAGAAAATAATGTTTTATCTTCAACAGTATTACAATAATATTGGTCCAAACCTTAATACTATTGATGCTGTAACCGATAGGTTGGTTTGGAATACAGGATATTCACAAAACTGGGACTCTTGTCCATTAGTCACCTTGTCAGCACAAAATATTACTGTGCAAATTTCTGGAGTTACTACATCTGGAACAAATGCTATATATTCCATTTTAAGTGGAAATGGTTTTGCTAATACCGTTCCTATAGGAACTATTTTTGTTATTGAAGGTATGACAAATACTATTAATAACGGAAAAGTAACAGTAACAAATTCTGGAATTGGAACATTTACTATTGTTAATGCATCTGCTATTACTGAAAGCGATTCTGCTGGTTATGGTTATAGTTTAAATATTAATGCTAATAGCAATTTTATTATTAATCCGGCTGTTCCCTTAACATTTACACCAAATCTTACCCCAAGAACTTATGAATTTTCTGGAAATGTAACTGTTAATTTACCTTATAATATGACAAGTATTTCCAATGTAGTTACTATTATAAATGATTTAAATATTAATGGAATTCAATCGGTTATTGGTCCAGATAGCGAAATACAAATTCAGAATATTTATGGTTGCCCATTTATACTTTTCGATGGGTCTAATACTCCATTACAAAATCTTGGATTACTACCATCTGGAAATGTTTATGCTAATATAAATGTAGCTGTAGTTGCAGGTTGGTGGACTTCAGAAATTACAGAATTTGATCAAGTATCAGTTGAAACAGATTTAGAAACAGAATCGAGTTTAGACCTTACTACAGAAAATTGTATGGTAATTATTACACAAGGATCAACATATTTTTCAGATATATCTTCGTTTTTTGATACATCAGATGTTTTTCTAAATGACGATGATGGAGCTATCTATATTAAATTCAAAGATTCGTCCTTTATAAATTATCCTGTTGTGGGTGTATAAGATAAATATATATAATAAGTTTTTAGGAGTAAAACAAAATGGCCTCTCAAATTAATCCCAGCGCAATTAACACCCAGTACCCCGTTCCGGGCGTCAACCAAAGTAGTTCTGGCTTTAGACAAAATTTCCTTGCAACACAAAATGCATTTTCAGAATGTGTTGCAGAACTAAATGATCTTTTTAATAAAGTTATAGTTAGTGCTCCATTATTATACGGATCAAATTCGGCGATTAATAATTTTGGAGGAATGCAAAATTCCAATTTATCGTTGTTCGATTTTGCTTTAACAATATCTAATATTACGGCAGCAACAGCTAATTCAGTTCCAACTTTAAATTTTTCATCTACTGCTGTTGCAAATATTAATATTACAAGTGGAACTCCAGTAACACAAACAATTAATATTGCAAATTTCCCACAACTTGGATATTCAGAACTTGTTTTACAAGTTGAATCAGCTACAGTTCCGCAATATTTAAATTTTGCAAATGTTGTTGTAGGCGGATCATTAACAACATCTGGTAATATTGGAATTGCTGGTTTTAATAGCTCTACAGCAAATTTTGCAATTACAACAACCAATCCTTATATATTAACCTTGGGTAGTTCCGATGGTTTAAATTTTACTTTAAGTGCTCCAACATCAGCCGTTGCAAAATCAGCTACTCCAACTGGAATAGGTCTTCCCGGAGATTCTGCTGGAATGATTGCCTATGATTCTGGTTTTATCTATGTTTGCATAGGAAATTATGATGGGGCAACTACTGTTTGGAAAAAATCTGCCATAATTTAAAAATGAAAATAAAAGAATTACTACGAGAATATAACGAACAACGATTAATAAATGACTTTGGCAATAAAATATTAACTAAAGCCAAAACAGATATCTCTGCTCCAAAAACCAACGATATTAAAGATATTTTAATAAAAATATCAGCAATGGACCCAACTCCAAATAAAGAACTAACTTTCTGGTGTGCTTTAAATTACGCAA